TGAACTTACAGTTAAAGAAGTAAAGAATCCCCTTACTCAAACGGTAAAGACAGTTAAAGCAAATGCCAATCGTACCTGAAGTTTTTCAGACATCTAAAAAACCAAAACCTATTAAACTAAAAAAACGTAAGAGTAAAAAACGTAAAAGTAAAGTTACTCTAAAAAAGAAGTAATACCATCTTTTTTAGTTACTTTATTACTAACTAGTAATGCTCTTAGCCAAGTTTTTTCATAAGGCGCACATATAAAAATGTGCGCCTTACAAGTTTCCATGATTTTACTCATTAATTTTTTATTATCTACATCACAAGATATAAATACTAAATCGTCTTCTAATAAGTTGCTGTAGTCATAATCATATCCATCACACGTTACTATATTTATATGATCTTTAGCAGGAGACTTTAATACTAAGTCACGACCTATAGCTGCTCTTTTATTTTCAATTTCTATTCCTATTTGTTTTATATGTTTATACTTCTTTTGTATATCGAACATAGAGTATGGATACATACCTGAACCTATAAGTATTAAATTTTTACATTTCTTAAATAAAGATGTTTTCTTTTTATCTAATAAAGTTTTATATATCCATGCATTTGTTTCAGCTTTTCTATATGCTAGTAATGCTCTTCTTTTATTTATATTTTGAGAATTAGCCCAACTATTCATAGCTCTATCTCTAGTTTCCTCATTGATACTGTATTCTTTTTCTCGAAACTGAAAAGTATTATTACCTAATTTAATAGCTTTTTTTCTTGCTACTAAAAAAGCTGCTATTCTTTTTTCCAAATCATCTTTAGCTTCTTTTGCTAGTAGTTGTAGTGATAGTATTTCACCTCTACTTACTAAGTCTTTCCACATAAGTTCTTGCTTAGTAATTTCTTCAACATCCATTATATATCTCCGATATGATATCTGCAGTATTAGAGGTTCCTCGTAGATTATAAGTAAAAAGATTAGGTTTATATCCTGATATAATCTCATCTACTAAAGATTTTATACCACCAAATTCTTGCATGGTCATAACTTTAAAAAAATCATAAGGTTCAAAAGTAAATGCCCTAACAAATTGTTCCATTTTTCTGCCACTTTGTCTAGGGACAATTATAGAAGGTACTCTACTTTGCAATATTTCTACAGTAGCATTATAGCCACCATAAGTAATATACCCTGCACAATCTACTAACTTATTTCTAAGCTCTGGTACATATTCTACAAGATAGATATTTTTATTTTTTCTACCACCTACAGAATTATACTTATTAGCTATAGGCATGATAAATTTATGTTCAGGATAATAATGCGCTATTTCTGCAATTTTTTTAAATATTATTACTGATTCATCTTTATTTAATCCTGTACTTACATAAATATTATTATTTTTTTGTGCATGTATAGGCTGATCTTCATCACATACATACCCAGTATATTGAAGTAAGGGTTCAATATCTTTTATTATTTGTACAGAATTAGCTAATCTAGTTCTATCACTTATAAGCGGTAATAAATCTTTATCTCCATGTACTAATATACGATCTGCATAATGTTTACACACTATATTTTGTGTATACAATACCCAATCTTGTAATTGATTATGATGTGGCTCATCCCAAGGAAAATCTCTAACAGATATTATTATTTTAATACCTCGTTTTTTACACTCTTCAAGGTATCTAAAATATTCATGTGCAAATTGTTGTCTGCAAAAAGGAAAACCTTCACACACTAATACTTTAACTTTATATTTTTCTATAGTTTTTATAAATTGATTAATACGAAAATTTATAATAGGAGCTTGCTGTATAAACTGAAATACTTTATTAATATCTGGTATTTTATAATCACCTAAAAAAGCTGTATGTGGAACTTTATAGTCTAATGGAGGTTGAAATAACTGATCCATAATTACTACATCATGACGCTCTGCTGTTTTTTCTGCTATAAATTTTATACGTTGAGAGTGGCCAAGTCCTCTATAGTATTGAGTTAAAAAGCCTATAGACATTACAGATCTTTAGCAAGTGGAAATACTTCTGCTATAGCTTGTCCACAGGCTTGTGCTAATTGCATATGTTCTTTTTGTGTACCATTAGCACTACGTAATTCAATATAATGAATCCAAGAACGAAGAGTGCCATTTACATACAGTCTGGATAAAGTTAAACCTTCTGGTAGTACTTTTCTAGCTTGTTCTTTAGCAATATCATGTTTTATTGCCCATTCATACGCTGATTCTGCTGCCTCAATTACATGTTTTTGTGCTTTTATCCATTCTTTTTGAAGTTCCTCATTATCAGTCTCAATACTGTTTTGACGATTTTTTGTGTCTTGTAGTCTAGCTTCAGACAATACAAAAGTTTGATCCATATCAGCAGGATCTGCATATCGCTGACTAAACTCTTGAAAAGAAAATGATCGATGACGTAGTAATTGTCTAGCAATATCTCTAGTAGTTTCAATTTCCATAGTAGCAGACACCATTTCAAGAGGTGACCAATGCTTATGTTTAATTAAATACTTAATTAATTTTTCAGCTGTATCGCTATTCATCTGGTTTGTAGGATTTGATACTCTTGCACAATATGCTACAAAATCTTGTAGATTATCAATACCTATAAATGCTGCCGGCATAACTTGCGTATACCCCATTAACTTAGCTTTCACTTGGTTTTACTCCTGTAGGTTCTTTTAATGTTTCTTCTCGTTGTAAGGGTCTAATAATTCCTTCAACTTCGTTTATATCTAATTGGTGTGTAGCAAATCCACCATCTACGTATTGTTGAATAGTACCTCTACTATAATCCATATCTTGATGTTTATCTTTTTTTATATCATGTATATCGGGACTAATTTTCTTTTTAATTTTTTGAATATAACTTTTAGCTGATGAATTTTTCCAAGCAATATCTTCTATCTGATCAACATAATTTAATACCATTCGTGGGCGATAGTTTACAGAAAAAGTTGCAATTTTTTGAGTAGGCTGTATCATCTGTGCTTGTTCTGAATTATTTTTAATCAATAACCATATCTCATTCCTAAATGTAAATTCAAAGGTAGATATTCCGTCAGCTAGAGCTAATCCTTGCTCATACACCAAATCAGTAAAAGAGTTAACTTCTATCCTAAAACTAGGATTTTTTAACGCAGGATATATGCCTGTAGGTATTGGTATAGTTTTCCCTGCAGCAATTTTTACGGGATTTACTATACAAGCTCTAAGATGGAAAAAGGGATCAAGATTAGTATCTTGATTGAATCCCCATTCACAACTATAGTTTTGTTCTAAGTATTTTGCTGTAGAACTTTTCTCAATATCTATTTCACAGATCTGATAGTCGGTCAAGAGCTTCTTCTCCTTCTTTTCCAGCAAGAATAGCCTCGGTACAGTATTTTAGATTGATTAGATTTTCATTTCTAATTAGTCTTTCTTTGCCTGCATTTAGATTCTGGATGTATTTAGCACGACCTTTTAGTGGCAAAGCAGCTAGCAAATTATCTAAAGTTTTATACTCTTTAGCAAGTCCCTGAGCACGTTTAGGACCAATACCCTCAATACCTATAATATTATCGCCTTTATCTCCTTCAATAATCCTAGACATCATAAACTGCGCAGGTGTGAGTTCTAGATCTTCCTGCAGACTCTCTAGTGTTACTTCTTTACGTCCGAATATATTGAATACTGATACATCTTCTTTGATTAGTTGAAGTAAATCTTTATCTGAGGATACAACCCAAGTATGATTGTAGTTCTGCGATAGGTTATGGGTAATCCATGCAAGAGTATCGTCAGCTTCGACCCCTCGAAACTTTACTACTTCATCATGAATTTCATCTGGGAGAGAATTAAGTACAGCAAAGAACTCTTCAAAGCGTTTTACCTCATCAGGATCATCAGATTTTGTACGAGTGCCTTTATAGTCTTCTAACATTTCCATTCGGTAATAGCTTTTACCAAAGTCAAAACATACGATAGTGCGTTTAGCTTGGTATGATTTTGCTAGTGATTCAATAGTACGAATAAAGTCGTCTGCAAAAGATGCATGATTTGGTCTACGAAGCCAACGATATGATAGATTATTTGCATCAATAATTAGTAGATTGTTGTGGTCTGAATAGTCGGTCTCTTGCACATCGGCAAGATCATTCCATGATTTAGTCATATTTATCTCCTATGTTTATAAATAAATATAACAAATATAAAACAAATTAGCAATAGCTATGTCACTTCTCTTCCCTATACTCAGGTAACTTATCAGCTTTCTTTACTGCTTTAATCCAATCATCTAATCTAGATATTTTAAACTTGTGTCCAAAAGATGAAATCTCTACATAATCATCAAGTTCTGTATCATCATTGTATGCAGCAAAATCTTTAGATCTATCCCATCTAAATAATAGTAAAGGTTTCTTTTTCATAACTTCTGCTTCACGAACTGCTTGTTCCCAAAATCCAAATATATTAGTAGTCTTAGAAGTTAATAGATTATTCCATTGAATCTCTTTATAATGTTTACATTCAATACAATATGGCCACCATGCAGTATCATGAGGTGTCCATATATCTCCTTTTAAATAGTCTATAGCTCCAGATAATGGGACTCTTCTAAACTCTACATCAAACTCTTTACTTAATAGTGTGGCTATTTTTTGTTCATAAGCAGAACCTTTAGCTTTACTTTTATTATACGCCATCTATTATGAGGCTCTCTTTCTTTTTAAATCTAAAGTTACACAATGAAATCCCCCAGCAAGAAGTCTATCATGTCGTAACTCTAAGGGTATAGTTTCAATACCTACCGCATTTAACTTTTCATGAATTTCTATTTGTTTTTTATCTACAATAGCGAGATTTGGATTTACACTTAGAAAATTCATACCAATCCATTCACTAGCCCCCCAAGGCAAATTTATTGAGGATGTAGCAGTATCTTTACACTCATTAATCCAAATCTTATCCCAAGACTTAAATATTTCAGGTTCATTATCAAGGGTTACTCTGTCTGCATTATATACTACTAGCCCTTCTCGTACTGGTAAAATAGTACTGTCTAAATGAGCATAAGAATACAGACCCTCTACTATATGTACTTTGTATTTATCTCCTAGTATACTTTGTAACCATTCCCCACCTAATCTATTTCCTGTATTAGATATTTGGTATAGAATATCTTCATTTGTTCTTACACAGTTAGCTGCTTCAAACAGTATTTCTTCATTATTTAGTGAGGGTACACCTTTTGTGTCTTCCTTATAATTACTAGTATATAACATAGGCACAGGTGCTTTTAGCCATTTATATCCTTCTTTAAAAAGTCTAGTAAATATATCTCTATAGCCCCAAGTTTCAAATTGTCTATTCCATAAAGGAGTGGGTGTTTCTATTATTATATTATCTACTATAAAAGTTAAATCTCTTGGAGAGTAGTATTGCCAATTTTTACCTTCCCAGATAGGGGATTTAGTATTATATTCTGCGTACTGAGTATCTGGCCTATATACTGTTACTCCTAGAGATTTTAAGGTGTTACTTAATATTTCTAAATCTTCATTTTGTTCGTCAATAATTTGTTGAGGATAACAGCCAGTTACAGATTTAATATATTCTTCTTCATATTCTGGAAATTGACATTTCATTACACTTATATTAGGATTTGGTATATTACAAGAGGTAGCAGTTCCAACTATGATCTCTTCTAATTCATCCCAATCATTATTACAAGTCATACGTCATTCTTCCGTCCCATATTCTTGAAAAACATAATCTGTTTCCATTGCCTCCTCTATTATATTCTCTAAAGCGTCCAGAATAGTCTATACCAAAATACACACAGTAGGAAGGTACTAAATCAAGTTTTTGACAAAGTGCTAGTTGCTTATCATGATATTTATTAAATACGTAGTCAGCTGGAAATTTCTTCATCATAGCAGTACCAAGATATGCACTTAGTAAATTAATATAATTATAGTTATATTCATTTATCACATATATTTGATCTTCAAAAGGTTCTTTTTGTAAACGTATACCAACTCTATGATTCTCTATAGGAAATACTTTAGATAGAGATGATACTACATATTCTATACAAGGATGAGATAAATCAAATGACATGTCTACTGCTAAGTTAAGATATGCTAAATCTAACATAACTGGTACTTTTAATCTATCACAATCACATAGTATTTTTTCAAGACTACTAGGTACTGCACCTGTATCAGCAAAAGGAACACTCAATAATACTACATCACCTTCTTTAATAGGTTCATCGTCTAACCAAGCAAAGTTATCGCTATACCATAATGATTTCATCATTTGATTATAGAAATATTCACCTTTTGCTATTCTCAGCCTATAATTATCTCTATATCTAATATAAAACTGTGCAAAAGATTCTGTAGTTCCTTGTGTAAAACACATATGAGTATATTGCTCTACTCCGTTAACTCTTGGAAAATGGCTAAACATCCATTGTTTATATGTTTGTAAAAAATCTTGTTTTATTATTTCTGCATTTTTCTCGGTATAATTATTATTAACAGTAAACATTCTTATAGTTTCATCTCTATAGGATGTTAGTTCTCTGTCATGCACACTATAGGCTCCACCAAAAGGTTTACTTTTATTATCTGGTAGATTTGTATATCTAATTGCCATTACTTAAAAAATCCTGATAGTTGTAAGGTATATTTATCTTTCATACCACAATTGCCTGATAGATGAGGGACATGCTCATTAAATATCCATCCTGTATTCTTTTTCCAATTCCATTTTATCTCGTTCCCAAACTGAAGTATATGTCCGTCTGCCCAATCTTCTACAAAAATATTAGCTCTAACAGGTTTACCATCAGGTTTAATTTGCCTTAGTTTATAGAATTTATCTACATGTAAAGGTATACAATTTCCTGGTCTTTGTCTTATTACGGATACAGTATATATATCTATATTTGTTTGCTGACTTAAGATCTCATAATCTATTTCAGACTTAGATAAGAATTTTTGATATATGATAGTATTTTCGTCTGTATAGCTAGAGGGCATACCTCCATATGGTGCATGCAGTTCCTTAAGTTGGTGAGTCATAATATCTTTTAAAGGGTCTTTATAGTTAAACCATTCAATATTATGTATAAAAGATAAATCATAATTTATACTAGTTTCTTGTAATATCATGTCTCCCACGGCATCCATCCTTTATGCTTATGTCCAAAATTTAAATATGTATTAATTTTTTCTTTTTCTTCTTCTGTATTTAAACAAAACTCTTCATTAACAAACCATATAGTAATTTTATTTGCTAGTGCTAAATTTAACAACTTATCTCTTCTAGCTATTTCATCAGGTAAAGAGTATATACTACTCATAACTATAACATCTATTTCTGATTCTAACAACTCTTCTAATATAGGCATCCAATGTAGGTATTCATTTTCAACTTGCATCATATTATTAGGTATACTACGAGTTTTACAAAATGTACGTAAAGCATCTCTTTGTAAATTAAGAGGAATGTCTTTATCATAGTTTGTGTTATTACCTATGTATCCTACACAGGTATGATTTGTATGATCTATTACCTTATACTCTGTATCATTAGGTAATCTAAAGAATCCACCAGGGAGTCTGCCTCCAAATTCTTCTCCTTCTAATAGTACATGCCAATCTATAGCCATTCTAGTAATATCAGTTTTATTATTCACATTACCATGTAGTATTTCTTGATGAAATAAGTGTGCCTGTCCTACCTCTAAATTTACTGGATAAGCTACTGCTAAACATTCACGTTCAAACATTTTCTGATCCCACTTATTTTCTATCAGAGCTTTAGTAATTCTTCTAGAACTATTTGTAGTTACTACATACATAGAGTTAGTATCATATGCTTTTGTTAAAGGCATCCATATAGTGCCTTGTCCTCTACCATTTTTATAAAATATACCTTGATGAAATGGTAGTTTTCTACCTAATCTTTCTTGATTAGGTATTACTAAATTAAGAGTCGGGCGTCTCTTAATTAAATATCTTTTACCCTCTAGCAAAGGTGCTATGTAAGTTTCTGCAAAAGCATCAAACTCTTTAGAATACTCAGGAGCACTTAGTCTTTTTTGTACCATATCTGTTATAGATATTAAATCACGTACTTCTACTTCATTATGAATATTATCAAGTCTGGTTACGTTAGGATACAATTCTTGTATTATCTCCAACACCCATAAATCCCAAGGATAACAATCACGGTCATAGTTTAGTGTATTATTGTCAAAATTAGTTTTTAAAATTTGCATTATTTGTTCCATATATTTTTTTATAAAATTTATCTTTAAAGTTAGCTTTACTAGATACGTACACCTTATAATTATGTTCACATATATCTTGTAACTGTGACATATCTTTAACAAAATCTTCTATAGGTTTATCAACTAATCTTTTTATTTCTTTACAGACAGTAGCAGCTCTAAGTTTATCATTATCTATGTTATCATAAGATTCATTTATAATAGGTGAAAAGGTTTTATAGCCCATACTACGTATAAATTTTAAACCCTCATATTGACCTAGATAAATAAAAGGTTTTTTATGTAAAAAACTTCTATAACTTTTTTCAGTAATAAAATGATAACCCCTTCTATCAAAATTACCTTCTGGTATTATATTTAATAATGATTTACTAAGTCCTTTTACAATATCTATGTTATCTATTAACTTATCATTAGGATAATCTAGAGCAGAAACAAATCCTTCATCTAGCATATTATAGTTTTCTAAAAATTGAAGTAAAAATAATCTTTCTGAACTTTCTCTGTAGTTTGTGTTTAAGCATAAAAAACGTCTATTTTTATAATTCTCTAATAGATTGTATGTTTGTGTTATTCTGTCACCATCTGTCGGTCCCCAATCCTTCATACTCTCTTCTACTATGTTAGCAAACATAAAATTAGGAGAATCAATATAGTGTAGTGTTAAAAACAATACATTATTATATCTTGGGTTGTCTTTTATCATTTTTATAAAGTTTTTTAAATCATTATTCTTAGGAGTCATTGTCTGAAAAGGTTCTTTAATAATAATTACTATAGTACCTCTTCCCTGAAAATACTGTTGTCTTACTATAGGAGGTAGTAAGCCTATAATGTCTTTATCAGTAGCTCCCCAATCAAACATAAAATTAATAAAAGTAAGATTATGTATTATGATAGGGTATATCCAATTTTCTATTTGTCTGTCTTCAGTACTATAAGCAAATAATGTACCTGATGCGTAGTAGTTTAGACTTGCATCTCTAAACATAGACTTAAGTACAGAGAAAGTATCTTCATCAGTATTTGTAATATTATCTTTTATACCCGTAACAGGATCTATATTATCTATCAGTATATTAATTGATTTTTTCATATAAGTACTTTTCAAGGTTAGTTTCTTTTGTTATATATACAGAGTAATTATGTTCACATATATCTGCTAGTTGTTCCATATCTTTTTTAAATTGTTTAATAGGCTTATTCATTAATCTTTTTATTTCTATACATATAGCTGCTAGTCTATTAGAATGGCTATGTATGTTATCATAAGATTCATTTATAATAGGTGAAAAGGTTTTATAGCCCATACTACGTATATATTTTAAATCATGCTGTCTATTTATCATTATAAAAGGTTTTCTATAAAAAAAACTTCTTAAAGGTTTTTCGGTAACACACTGCGATTCTCTATGGGTAAAATTTCCCTCCGGTATTATATTAATATATGAATTATTAATAGTACTAGCTATATCTAAATCATTAAATACAGAATCATAACTTGTAAAAGAGTAACCACCTTTACCTGTAGTATTAAAATCTTTTGCATTATTTTTAGCAGAGATAAACCCTTTATTTAATAGATTATGCTTTTCTAAAAAACTTAATAAATATTTTCTTTCAGGATTCTCTGAGTAGTTCTGTAGAAAACAACAAAAACGTCTTTTCGTATAATTATCTATAAAAGTACAATTACTATTATTACTCGTAAAAATGTTAGATCCATGATAATGTTCGTCACTAAAGTTATTAAAACGACTATGAAAAATACTAACATTATAGTGTTTAAAATTAAGATTATTATCTTTATGTACTGATAGAAATACTATTCGTTTAGCTATATCTTGATTTTTTATAGATTCTTGTATTTTAGTTATATCACTATCTAATAAATTTTCTCTTAAAATAAATAATATTATACCTTTACCTTCTAAAATTTTAACAGGGAGTATAGTAATAAAATGTTTAATATTTACTACTTTTTGTACATGAGCTATTTCTAATGGGTAGACCCAATTATTTATTTGATCTAAATCTGCTAAAGTTTTATATACTAATGTATGATTGGGGAATAAATTTTTTATTTTTATAGATAAAATATCAACTCTAACATTTTTCCACTCTACATGTGTTTTATTTAGTCTACACTGTCTATGTTCTAAATTTGAATCAAATATAACATTAATAGTTTTCATTTTTCTTTATCTACTTTAAAATTATATAATGAATATTCTGAAATATTAAACATAAAGAAATTAGTAGAATTAATATAATGCATAGTCATAATTAATAAATTTTTATAACGATAGTTAGTTTCTACTGTTTTAACTAATAATTTTATATCTTCATTATTTAAAGGTTCGTATATTATTAATAATATATGTCCTCTATTTTTAGTATACTCTTGGTATACATTATCTGGTATTAAAGCTAATATATCACTTCTAGAACTACTACTTGCTAATAATAAACTTATAAAAGTTATATTTAAAATTACTACAGGATATACCCAATTTTTTGTTTCTTTTACAAAATAAGAAGGAATATAATTAAATTTATAATCTTTAAATAGTAACGGAATAGTATTTGTTAATATGTGTGACCCTCCGTTTACTACATTAGAGATAATACCTTTTTCTTTATGTATTTCATCTATTAGTAAATTAATAGTTTTTGGTGATTCTATCATAAAATTTTCTTTTTTGATGTTCTTTATTGGCTATGTATAATTTATAATTATATTCGCATATAGATTCTAGTTTATTTATATCTTTTATAAGTTCCTCTATAGGTTTAGATACAAGTCTTTTTATTTCTTTACATACTGCTATTAATCTACTTTTATGATTATATATTTCGTCGTAGTTTTCGTTTATAACAGGCTCAAATGTTTTATATCCTATTTCTTTCATATAAGATAAATCATGTTGTCTACTCAGTAGTATAAAAGGTTTTTTAAATAAAAAACATCTATATGTCTTTTCACTTAAAAATTGAGAATCTCTAGATCTAAAGTTACCTTCAGGAACTACATTAATTAAAGAGTTATTTAACGTAGTTTCTATATCTAATTCATTAAAAGTTAATTCAGTATCTTTTCCTGTAGAAACATAACCTTTACTTAGTAGGCTATTTGTTTTTAAATACTTTAGTAATATTTCTCTTTCACTAGCTTCTTTATAGTTTTTATTAAAACAACAATAATGTCTTTTAGTAATTTCCATTAGATTGCATATTATACTTTGCTATGATATATTGTTTAAGAAAGTCACTTCTTACTATATCGTCTATTCCAAATTCAATAGCAGTAAATTCTTTTAGACATTTAAGTATTCTCATAAAATGTTGAATACCTTTTTTATCATTCTCTTTAGTTAAGTCAGATTGTGTGTAATCTCCTGAGAATATAATTTTACTGTTTTTACCTATTCTAGTAATTATACTATCAAGTTCATGAAAATTCAAGTTCTGACATTCATCCACAATCACTACAGCGTTATTTATCGTTATGCCCCTGATAAAAGATGTACTCATAAATTTTACATTGTTCTGTTGTTTTAGAGCATCATAAGCATCTTTTATACCAAAAAGCTCCCCACAGACAGATCTGTAAGGAGCTTCATATAAAGATACTTTTTCTTGTTCATCACCCGGTAAGAATCCTATATCTCTTGTGGATACTACAGATCTTACTATAAATATATCATTATAATCTGATGAAGGATCTAATACTTCTTCTAGAGCTAAATATAGAGATAAAAATGTTTTACCTGTTCCTGCTATACCATGAAGTAGTAAATGTTGATTTTCTCTGTATGCTTCGTATGTTTTTCTTTGGTTATCTGTAATAGGTGAGAATGTCAGTAGATCGTCTATTCTCACCTTTTTAAGTGGTTGTGTCTTTCCATTATTTCCGTTATTATTTCCGTTACCCAAGTAGTGAGTCTCCTTTAATTAGTATCAGATTCTAAAAAATCTAATAACTCATTATAGCCTCCTACATACTTATCATCAATAAAAATTTGTGGAACAGT